TTTGCTGGTAGCTATCGGTATGGTCGGTGGCTGCCTTCTTTTTTTCTTTTGGGGGTAAACATGGACGCTGTCGTATTAATTCTCTCGGATGCCAGAGGCATCTACATCCCGCGTGACTTTTTGACTGACAACCAAAACGAAATCGTATGGGACCACTGCAGGGCATGGGGCTTGACCGAAGAAAACAAAGACTTCTGGATTGAAGCCACCGACCCAACCTACGAACACTACTGGGAAGACTGGGACTGGATACTCGCCAATGCAAAGTACGTTGCAGACAATGGCGATGTGTACTACCTCTATCAGGACGGCGACTTGTGGGGGCTGTGCTACAACAAAATGTCGCCGGAAGAAAAACGAAACTTTGACATGGAGGATGATGATGACAGAAGCTCGGAAAATCAGGACGACCAGCGACGGATGCATCCATGACACCGATATCCCTTTCCTCGACAAGAAGGCAAGGGTCAAGTGCCGGGTCCAAACCTACGAAGGACCCGTCACCCGTGTGATGGCGTACGTAAAAGTACACGGCAGGCAGATGCTTGCTGACACCATCACCGGCACACTCTACGACCCGAAGACGGGTCGTTCTAATTCACACCGACTCACTTTGATAAGGATTGAAAAATGACAGTGACAATACAACCCACGCCCGACTACCTGCTGCACTTCACCGCAGCCAAGGTAGACAACGACGTGCATTTGAAAATCGAATCCCAATGGTGGGGTGCGAAAAACAAGGACGGTTTACAAACCCGATTTGAAGTTACGCTGCCGCCGCAGGAAATCCGACAGCTGGCGCTCGAGATCGACAGGGTGGCCAAACCATGAAACAGCTCACCCTGCACCAGTTTTTGGTTGCTCTGGGCTGGACAGAATCGATGAAGGACAAGCTCACCAAATACGCAGACCGGGACGAAGTGAATTTCCTCGTTGCTTTTAGAATCGACGACAAACTCACCGCGTCAGCATTTACCGAACTGCCGGATGACTTGCCCGATCATGCGTTTGCTTACTGGACAAAGCGCCAAGTGCCCAAGGTCCCGAAATCGAAGACCATGCAAGCACTCGAGTTAGTAGACCAAGGCATGACCCGATACGCTGCTGCAAAGCAGGTCGGCATCAGCGAATCTGCGGTTCATCGGGCTTTCTATCGACGCAAGGATCGACCGGTCTGCCCAGCCTGCAATCAAATCATTCGACAATTCGACGCATAACGGCAACGGCAATCTCGCGTTCCATCTTATCCATCTCTTCCAACAACCACTTGGCCGCGTCATCTGCTTGCAGTTTGACGCGGCCAGTCCCGCCACACTGCTCACACGGTGTATCCGAAAGCATCGGCGTACCCGGCACCGACAAATACCCTCGACCATGACACGGGTGACACAGGTCATCCAACCAATGCGCAATCACGTCGTGTACCCGTCGCAAATTATCATCGCTCGGATATCGCTTCTGCAGCATCTCCCAAGCACCGGTCGCAACGCGGCCCAGCTCTTTCTCATCACCGCCAAACTTAAAACGCCACAAAGCCAAACCAAACGCATTCGAGACGCCGGCCATGCCGCAGGCCCTGACCACATCCACGTCACCGATCTGGTGGACCGGGCGCTCACTCAAGTTCGACGAACTCTGTGCCGTCGATAGCTTCTCAATCAAACTCATGCCTTGACCCTCGCTTTCAAATCGTTGACGGCCTCCACCAGCACCGCGTCAAGCAGCTGCTGCTGGGCACCGCCCTTCATCGCCAACACACGCATGATCTTTTCATCGATCGTGTTCTTGGCCACAAGGTGATGCACGATCACGTTCTGGTCTTGACCACTGCGATGAATCCTCGCGGTCGCCTGCTCGTAAGCATCAAGGCTCCAAGGCAAAGCAAACCACACCACCACATGACCACCAAACTGCAGGCCATCCACGCCATGGCCGCCGGACGCCGGGTGCATCAACAACAACTTAATTTTCCCCGACTGCCAAGCAGCCATCGACTTCTCACCATCAAACACCACCGACTGTGGGAACCGATCCATGATTCGTAGCTGGTCGTGCTGAAACTCGGTGAAGCACAACACCGGCTCACCCTGATCAACAATCTCCTCCAACGCATCAAGCTTCGCGTCATGAATCCAATGCGGGTACCGCTGGTCGTCGTACACCGCGCCATTAGCCATCTGACGCAGCTTGCCCGCTAACACCGCCGTGTTCGCCGCCGACACCATACCCGAGACAAACGTCTGCTCCATCTCGACGTACCGCTTCATGTCAAACGTCACCTCGATCACGTTATCAATCCGCTCCGGTAACTCGACCCCGGTCTCCACCGACAGCATCACGTCCTCCACCGCCTGATAGATCAGCTTGTCCGCACCCTGCTTCAACCGCCACGTGTACACGATGTTGCCGTTGCGCTTGTCCGGTGCGAAGTACCGCTCCCGGTAGCTAGTCAGCCGCCGGCCCAAACGCTGCCCCTCATCCAACATCGTCACCTGAGGCCACAACTCCAACAACGTGTTGGGTGCCGGGGTGCCGGTTAACAAATACAACTTATCAATATGAGAACGGACCCGCATCAGGTGCTTCCAGCTCTCACTGTTTCTATCTTTGAAACCTTTGTTCTCGTCCACGATCACGCAATCAAACGGCCATCCCCCTTTCGACGCCATCATCAGCTTCACCAACCACAGGAAGTTCTCCCGATTGACCACAAACACGTCTCCGGGGGCCGCCAAGGCGCGAATGCGCTCCACTTGGTCTCCCAGTACCTTGACCACCCTTAAATGCCTTGTATGGTCCCATTTGGCCGCCTCTGCGTGCCATACCAATTCGGCAACTCTCAGCGGCGCAATCACCAGCACCCGTCGCACCTCAAACCGATTGAACAGCAACTCGTTAATCACCGTCAAAGCGACCGACGTTTTGCCAGCGCCCATACGCAGGGCCAACAGCTGGTAGTCGTTGTCCAGCATCCGATCGATCGCCAGCTGCTGCGACGGTCTAGGCAAAAATTGCATCAACATCCTCCGCTGAATCCGGCACGTGCACGACGTAACCCAACGCCTGCAACTGCCCGTGCACAAAACGCTGCCTCGGCGTCGGCGTTTTACCCGGCGCTTTGGTCTCCACCAATTTTATGTACCTGTTAACAATATCACAATGCTCTGGCAATATTGGCAACATCACAATCCGATCGGGCAAACCGGCAAAACTCGGGCTGACCCACTTGTGCGCCACCCCGCCCACCGCTTTCGCCCGCCGCTTCAACCTACCCTCAACCAGTGTCTCTTTCATTTCCAGTCCAATGCCCCAACAGGGTAATAGGGTAGTAAGGGTAGTTAACTTCCTATACCTTTACTCAGTAAAACCCCTTTTTTTTACTCTATACCTACTATCCCAACCAAAATATGTATATGTTTTTGTATTACCCTGTTTACCCTACTCCCTCAAAACGTAGAACCAGCGCGGCTTTTGGACAGGGTAATCTACAGGGTAGTACACAGGGTAGTAGGACAGGGTTACCCTGTAAAAACATCACCCTGCAGGGTAGTACCCCTCCACAGGGTTACCCTGCCCTATTACCCTGTCACTTCAAAAACTCGTTCAACTCATCCGGCACCGCCACCAAAGACGCGCCATTACTTTTCCTGCGTTTGCCCCCGTTCATCTTTCGGATGATCGCCGACGCTGAAATGGTCTGACCCTTGGTCGGCTCACGGATGCCGATCCGCATGAGCACATCGGTAACGGTCATCCACGACCACATGGTCACGTGCGGCCCCCAATCAAACGCGCCACTGATACGCTCCTCCAGCGGGTCGATAATCGTGAACTGCTCGTTGTGGGTGTTCAACTCCGCCACCTCCTCCATTGACAGGAAGAACGCCTCTCCCCCGGTCCACAGACTGTGGAACTCTGCCCAGACTTGCTGCATGTCCACGCCGTGGTCGAACTCAAACCCGCTGACAGGAATCGTCAGGTAACGTCGGTTGCCGGTAGGATCGGCCAAGAACTCTTCGCCGTTGACCGACCCGCCAAACACCGTACGCCTGCCAAAGTTCGACTCGACCGCAGCGTAGGGCCGGCGTAATTTGTCTTGCGGTTGGGTGATGAAGGCTTTCATCGCCGAGACTTCGGACTTCTTGAAGGTCGCGTCCAGCTCACCTAGCTCCACAATCCAGTAGGTCAGCGCGATGAAGATCGAGTCTTTCGACTTCAAATCCAACGTGTGCCCGGTCAGCACCGCATCCAAATCCTCTGGCACAAGCTTCCGAAACCATGTCGTCTTGCCAATATTCTGAGGACCCACAAAGGTCAAGATGCCTTGGGCCGCGATGCCGTCGGGGCTAAAGGCGGCTGCCACCGCCTGTATCCCCCACTTGCGCATCAACTTGTCTTTGATTGACACCGGGCTTTTGACCGTATCGAAGAACGCGTCCAGCCGGGACACCCCGTCCCACGGCTTACTCAGCACCCACGTGGCCACCGGGTTGTACTGGTTCTCGTCCGCTATTCGGATCAAGTACTGGGCGATGTGCTTGGTCGGCATGCGCACCTTCTCGCACTCAGACAGCACGCACGCTAACGCTGCGTTGTCTCGGTTGTCCCGCGTGAACGACTCGCCGGGGATCAGTATCTCGATCGACTTCTTGATGACGTTGTATCGGATCGTCCAGCCCAGACGCTCGATCAACGAACGGAAGTTTTCCAACGTGCACAGCGGGTGACCGTCGTCGTTCAAATGAACAAAGCCGCCAGACCCGCGCACACGCGCCCTGACCCAGCCCCTGACGGTGGCGATCTCCATCTTCACGCCGAGCGTTTTTGCTTTGGCTTGGATGGCAGCGGCCACCTGTTCACGTTCGACATCCGACAGCTCACTGTCGTTAGCCACCTTGGCTGCGACCTTCTCCTGCAAGTCACGTGCATCGATCGTGGCCTCGATCGCGTCCATCAAGTCGGCCATGGTCTTATCGCGCTCCGACCGCTTGGCCGCATCACGCTGGGGCTTGACGAGTTTGATGACGGACGCCAACGTCACTGGCCCGCGTCCTACGGCGCGATGCGATTTAAAACTACGCCACCGCTCCCACCCGTAGGCTTCGCCTGAGTACTTGGTGCTGTCTTGGAACAGCGCGTCCCACAACTCAAACCCTTCTTGGCTGCCATCGAACTGGTGATACAACGCCTGCCCGACTTTGATCCAATCCTCATAATGCATCTCGAGATCAAGGTAAGGCCCGATCTCATCGCGCACACGATCGATATCCCAGTCATCCAGCGGTGCGCGGTAATGCAGCAGTTCCATGTCCGACGCGTCACCCACAACGGGCACCATCGTCTCTTGCCACACCTTCTCAATCAACCAGCCAAGGTCCTGCACCTCTGCAGATAGGTCGAGATGACCTTCACCCAACACGTGGCCGGTCACAGTGAAGTAGCGCCCTTCGCGGTACAGCTCAACACCCATCTCTTTCTTGGTACGAGACGCGTCAAGGTTGGTCTTCGCAAACAACTTAATGCCGGTGCCTGACGGGCTGACCTCTGCATAACCGTCAATGCGATCGAGCACCTCTTGAGCAAGGTCGGTCAGCTCACCCGTGACCGGGTCGCGGCAGTCGTCCAGATCAATACCTTGGATATCCGCACCTAACGTGATACCCAAACCATCGAAGTCGCCGAGCACCCATGCGTCAAACGCGTCGCTGTAACTGCACCATGTCGCAGGGTCGGTGGTGGACGCGGACTTGCCATTAGCTTGATAGGGCACCTTGGCCCAGAACGTCGAGCCGTCAGGCTTCTTCCTTTTCGTATGCCGCCACAGTAGCCATCTCGGTATCTCTTTGAGCGAGGTCGGGATGGCTGCCGGCTGGACCGGCAGGGCGGAAGGTCTTGTTGTCATCATGTCGCCTTCTCATTCTTCTCACGTAACTTAGCTTCAATTGCAGCAGCAAACTCGCTGGGCTTCTTGGTCAGGTTCCACAACACCTTGACCTCTGCAGTACTCAACCCTTTCCACACGCGCGGCTTCACAACATCGCAGTCCTCCCACTCACCATCCGGCGTGCGTTTGATCTTGTGATGCAGGAGCGCACCCGTCTCGTCATAACACCACTCGACAAGAGGCTCCCACCCTGCGTACATGTTGTGATCACCCGCCATGGTTCTTCTCCTTTAGCTTGGCTTCGACAGCGTACATAAGCGAAACAGGACTGTGGTAATACTGTTTGCCAAGCGCAAGTGCCTCGTCCTCCGTCAGCCCTACCCACGGACGTTTACAGTACGTCACGACAAGCTTGCGAACGATTAGCCCAAAGATGACGCCGCAGCCTACGTAAACCATGTCCATTAGAAGAGCGCTAGTCATGGCGCACCTCTCTCGCGGATAGCGAACGCGCATTTATCGTCAGCACTTGCATAGGTAAATTGTTTATTTTTTCGATGAAATTCAGCGTGTCTTTCACACACCTGCGCACACGCCTCGCGTTCCTCTTCCACTGCTATGCGAACCATGTTCTTCAATGCGTTGTCGAGAATCTCAAGAACTTGCTTGGCAGCTTCATCAACAGGTATATCAGGGTTGACCCATATGCCATCACGAGACATTCTCATTAGCTCTACGGAGGCGTGTGGTATCAATGGGCTTGCTGTTTTCTCATGCCCCATAAAATGTATGTCGGAAGGGGCTTTAAATACGCCGACATTATTTGATCCTTCAGTCATGGCGCACCCCTCTCGCGGATAGCGAAGGCACAACTTACCCAAGACGCATCGACTCGTTTACCTTCAGCCTCACACACCTTCGCACACGCCTCGCGCTCCGCTGCTGCGACTAGGTTGGCAAAGCGTTCAAGCGGTTCAATTGGTGGGCAAGACACAATCCTTGAACTACCATCAGGTGCAATACTTACTGTTTGCTCCAGCCCAGCCTCCCGCGCCATGCGGATAATGTCATCTCTGTTCACGGCGCGTCCCTCTCTTCCAACTGGCAGTCGATGTCGTACAGTGCATGTTCAAGATCGCGCATCACCCAATGCGTGTCTTCCATAATCACAGGGACATTCGGCGAGTTGACGTATTCTTCAATGATGCGCAACCCGTGTTGGGCTGCTTTGTACAAGCGCACAATATGTTCGTGGTCAATCATGAGTCGATCTCTGAAAGTAAAATAAAAAGAATCGCAAGTGCGATCAAAAATATCGCACCACCTATGCCGACCAATGCGCCGCCGGCAAGCATTAACATGTGGTGGGTGACGATCATAGTTTTCTCTGACAGGCAAACGCTTGGATGTCTACGCGAAACGCGTTAGCGAACTTGCAGTCGGATACGATCCGGCTCTCTGTGTTCACAGACCCAATCCACAGACCCAGCAACAAAGCAATCATCACTGGCAGTGATTTACTCCAAAGCCACAACGTGACTTCGACCACGCGTTTGAAATTAATAGTGTGTGGGATCATCATGAGTCTCAATCTTTATCGACGTAAGAAAACCGGGTCTGCAAAATTGCTTTGCGCAAACCATTTAAACTATCCGACACAACCAAAGCTGCGATCAGGATTGCTCTGTCTTCGTAGGGAAATTCTTGTGCTGCGATCTCGCAGTCACTGAGCAGGTCTTTGAAATACTCGGCGCGTGAAATGCTCACGGCAGTCTCCTTAAGGGTAAGCACCGCCAACCGGGCGGCTCGGTAGGTCCCCGTCTTTCCGGGGTGTCAGTCAGGTCACCAAGCCGTTGGCTGTGCGAAGGGGAGACTCAGCGCAACTCAGCCCTGACTGCCGGTGTTAAGTGGGAAATCGTCAAAACCCACTGTCACCGCCGGCTGGATTACTTCTTGCCTCGGGCAACCGCTGCGTTATCAACCAAGTTGGGATAGGGTCGGCCAGCTGCAGCCGCCCGTTTCTTGGCGCGAAGCTTCTGCGTCGCCGTCAGTTTCTTAGATTTCTCTTTGGGGTTTTCGGTATCCCAGAATGCTTTCTTCTTATCCATCGTGCCTCCTCAATGCGTGCCCGGTGCGGGCGGTAGGTGCTGTAGTAAAGCTAGGTTGATCGTGTTTTTAAACACGCCCACGGTATCCGAGTCGCAAGTCACCGCGATCTCAAGACCACTGGCACCGGTAAATAAAATGCCCTGACCGCTTGCTAAAGCGTTCAGGTCTTCCAGTGTCAATACGAGTCCGATCTGCGGCATGGCTGCGATAATATCTGGGTATTTCGTAATGTGCAAGAACACCGCGATTTGCAGTCTCATGCCGTCTCATGGCGTTTCATGACGTCTCTTGCACAGTTTTGCCGGCGGTGGTAGCATCCGCCCACTTGAGAGGAAACCATGCGAAGAAAACCCGTTCAACCTTCAACCGAACCGGTCATCAGCATCTTGGATCAACGCTTCAAGTACACCCCCAGCACGCAGACCGACTTGGCCAAAAAGTTCCGAGCGATCAAGCGGGAGATCAAGAAGAAGGAAGAGGAGGCAAAGCTGCAACCTCAGAAGATCAAACCTTTCAGGAGGACTGGATGAAGTACACCCGCTATCACAATTTGACCGACGACGAACTCCTTGTACTGTGCGATGAGCACTACGCCAACGAACTCCTCACCGAGGTACGGCTCCGTCTGGAGGAAAAGATCGAAGAACTGGCGATCGAAAAAGGTCGCGCCTACAACTAAAGGAAAAGACATGTTAAGCCCAACACAGAGAAGTATTTTGATGGAAGCCGCCAAAGGAACAGCCATGGATAGAGCTGATTACGAGGTGGAATTAGCAAGCGGAGCAAAACCCAAAGCGGCATACAACCCGAGCAAGCGAATTGACGAAGCAATCAAGTTCATCAAACAGCAAAGCCCGGAGCTTTTTTTCCACGACGTGGAGAACAAGATCGACCCAGCGATGCGCATGCGCAAATTTCACGATGAGCCGCGCAACCTACCCCGTGATGAATACTTTAGCTACGTCGTGCCATACGCACCGCCTGTTATCAAGAGAGGTTAGTCATGACGACAATCACAATCAAGATCGAAGCGCCGGAGCTGGCCGAAGCCATCGCGCTACTAGCCCAGCAACTGAGTATGCAAACCCCACCTGCGCCAACCCCCGCGCCAACCCCGGCACCCAAGCCCGTGGCGAATGCAGTCTCATTGGAGACGGTGCGGGAAAAGCTGAGTGCACTGGGCGAGACAGGCAAGAAGGGCGCAGTCAAAGAACTGTTTGCCCAGTTCGGCATCGCCAAGCTGACCGACCTCCCGGCTGAGAAGCTGGGCGACATGCTGGCTGCGGCAGAGGAGAAACTATGACCACCGTTACACTACGCATTTGGGATGAAAACGATGAGCTGAAGATGGAAGCTACGTTGGACAACCCTGACGCGATCAACGAAGCACCGACAGCGGCGCTGATCTTCGGTAGCTACCTCGGTGCCAACACGGCAGCGATTGTCGAAGACGCCATGCGCTGGTACAAGCAGCAGGTGACCGCCACATCACCGGATATCGTTATGCCTCGCGATAAGGAGATCAAGACATGAGCGACAAAGAAAAAATTGCTTTGGTAGCGCAAGAAACTTCTAAAGTTTCAAATTTGCTTCAAGGCAAATACATGGAGCTTGTTGAGAATCACGGTTTAGAATTTGCCGCCAGCGCCGTTGTTGGTGCTTGCATTACGTCGATATCCATTATTCTGAATACCGTTGAAAAAGAATCGCGGGATACGGCATTAAATGGGGTGCAAGAACAGATCGCCCTGCAATTTAAAAAGTTTGAAAAAAGCCTAGACACCTTTGAGGCGGAGGCCAAACGATGAAAGCGTTCCCGAGCGCAACCGGTGCGGTTGGTATGGAGCTGCGTGATTACTTTGCGGCAAAGGCTATGCAAGGTATGTTGGCTAACCCAAAACTGCAAGCGCAAATCTTAAACACAGGCGGCGCGTTTGGTAGCTGGGTTCCTGAGTCCGCCTATGGTTGGGCAGACGCAATGCTGAAAGCAAGGGAGACCGAATGACCCACCCCGTACCCGTTAAGCTGCATGCCAAGCTGTCGGCCAGCGGTTCAGTCAAGTGGATGAACTGCACGCCGAGCATCAAGCTCGAGGCTGACTTCCCCGATGAGCAGTCAGCGTTTGCAGCCGAGGGTACGTTTGCGCATGCGGTGTTCGAGCAGGAACTCAATGACTTTCTTGGCCGCCCTGTCGATCCGCTCAACCAAGCTGACGTAGATCAATACGACAGCCCTGTCCTACGTGACTACGTCATGGAGGCGGTGCAAGCAGTGATTGAACGAATTAAGGAAGCTTACGGCGCATGCAAAGACCCAAAGATTCTGGTCGAGCAGCAGGTGGATTTCAGCCCATGGGTGCCAGAAGGTTTCGGCACTGCTGACGTAATCATTGTCACCGACCAGTGGCTTGAGGTGATGGACTTGAAGTATGGCAAGGGCATCCCCGTCATGGCAGTTGAGAACAGCCAGATGCGTCTGTACGGCCTCGGTGCGCATAACATGTTCGGTCACCTGTACGACTTCAAGCGCGTGCGTATGACGGTCCTACAGCCCCGCCTGTCGAACTATGACAGTGAAGAGCTGACCGTCTCCCACCTACTGGACTGGGGCAGGGATGTCGTCAAGCCACTGGCCAAGCTGGCATGGGCAGGTGAAGGTGATCTGGTTGCAGGTGAACATTGCTCGAAAGGATTCTGTCGAGCACGGTTCCAATGCCCTGCCCGAGCAGAGCTGGCTAACGAGATCGCTGCGCAAGACTTTGCATTGACCGAGCCGAAGCTGTTAACGATAGAGCAGATCGCGTTGATCCTTGCCAAGGCAGACGCTGCGATCGACTGGTTAAACGATGTCAAAGCGTACGCTTTAAAGCAAGCTGAGAAGGGGGTAGAGATACCCGGCTTCAAGTTGGTGGAGGGCAGGAGCACACGCAAGTACAGCAATCAGGATAACGTAGCGGCAAAGCTGCGTGCATCTGGTTTGCCGGATGAAGTGATCTTTGAGAAAGCACTTCGCGGCATTACCGCCCTTGAGAAAGACTTGGGCAAAAAAGAGTTCGCCAGACTGCTAGGTGATCTGATCACCAAGCCGTCAGGCAAACCAACGCTGGTACCCGTAGGGGACAAGAGACCAGCAATCACTGCACTGGCAAATGCCAATGCAGATTTTTCGTAAACAAGGAGAGACCGTATGTCTACATCAAAAGATGCAGGAACCAAAACCATCACCGGCAAAGTACGCTTGTCGTATGTAAACGTGTTCAAGCCACGTGCGCAGGAAGAAGGGCAAGAGCCGAAGTACAGCGTGTGCGTGCTGATCCCGAAGAGCGACAAGGATACTGTCGCCAAAGTCAAAGCTGCGATCGAAGCAGCCAAAGCTAATGGCGCAGATCAGTGGGGCGGCAAAGTACCTGCCAACCTGAAGATGCCTTTGCGTGATGGCGACACCGAGCGTGACAGCCCTGAGTACAAGGGCCACTGGTTTGTGAATGCGAACAGCAAACAGAAACCCGGCGTCGTGCTAACCGAGCGCGACATCGAAGGCAAGCTAGTGCCAGCGTCCGAGTCGGATGTCTACAGCGGTTGCTACGCTCGAGTTGCGTTGAACTTCTTTGCCTACAATCAGAAAGGTAACAGAGGGATTGGCGCAGGTCTGCAAAGCGTTCAGAAGATCGCTGACGGTGAGCCGCTGTCTGGCCGTGCATCACCAGACGCAGACTTCAACGACGACGATCTGGAAGAACTGCTGAAATAAGTTTTACGGGGGAAAGCGGATGCCGGAGTCCCGAACGCACCACGGGCATGAGAGAGACGGACGCAGCGAGTACCCCACCTTTTACTTCGGAGAAACCATGAGCAATCAAATCATTGTCAACATCAAGATGACACCGGCTGGCGCAGAGCTTGTACTGAATGCGTTGAACCAACTTCCGCGTGGTCAAGTAGAAGCTTTGTTTCAAGACATCCTTGGCCAGTATCAGGCCGAGGTCAAGCGCCTGCAAGGCGAAGCGCAACAGCAGGAAGAAGGCGTCTTGCAATAACGATGAGCACACTCCGCATAGACATTGAGACTTACAGCACGGTCGATCTGCCTAAGTGCGGAGTGCATCGCTATGCTGACAGCGATGACTTTGAAGTCATGTTGTTTGCTTACGCTTTTGATGATGAAGACCCTGAGGTCATCGACTTCACACAGGGCGAACAACTACCGGATAGAGTGGAGGCGGCAATCTTCAATCCGGCAATTACCAAGACTGCGTACAACGCAGCGTTTGAAATCGCTTGTTTGAGCAAACACTTTGGTCGAGCACTGGATGTATCGCAGTGGCGATGCACTAGCGTGCATGCGCTTTACCTTGGCTTTCCGAATAGCCTTGGCGAAGTTGGCAAAGTAATTGGCTTGCCCCAAGACTTGCAGAAGAAAAGAATCGGCGGGTCCTTAGTCCGCTACTTCTGTCTGCCTTGCAAGCCGACCAAGACCAACGGTGGTAGGACGCGCAACAAAGCAATACACGACCGCGAGAAGTGGCGTCTGTTCAAAGAGTACTGCGTGCAGGACGTGGTCGCCGAGCGTGAAGTGGCCCGTCGTCTGTCACGTTATCCAGTGCCAGCGAAAGAGCACAGGCTGTGGGTACTGGACCAGAAGATGAACAATCGCGGGATACAAGTGGATACCCAACTGGTCGAGTCAGCGATCGCGTGCGATCAGATTTATAAGCAGCGTCTGACCGATGAAGCGGTTGAAGTCACGGGCTTGTCAAACCCGAACAGCCGCAACCAATTACTTGGATGGCTGCAGGTCAAAGAAGATGCGGCCATCGAAGACCTGACCAAGAAAACCGTACCGTTTATTCTGCGCAATACAAAGAACGATATCGTGCGCCGGGCGATGGAGCTGCGTCAGGAGCTGGCCAAGACCAGCGTATCGAAATACGCCGCGATGCAGCGATCCGCCTGCATTGACGCTGCTGTCCGTGGCTTGACTCAGTTCTACGGTGCCAACAGAACGGGCAGGTGGGCCGGTCGTTTGGTGCAGGTGCAGAACCTACCTCAGAACAAACTAAAAGACATCGACCTTGCGCGACGTTTGATCAAGCAAGGCGAGTACGAGATGGTGGAGAGTTTGTTTGGCAGCGTGTTCGATACCCTGTCTCAGTTGATCAGGACCGCATTCGTTGCAAGGCCCGGACACAAGCTTGTCATCGCTGACTTCAGCGCGATTGAAGCAAGGGTTGTTGCTTGGCTG